TCTGACCGGTAGAGGTGAACTCCTAATGAGGCGTTAGACGCCCATACCGGAACGTACTTACCTAATGTCCACGACTGCATCACGGACATTCGGATCCTGTACCATGACCACGACGAAGGGGTAATCAGATTCGGAGGAAGCCCGGATAACCCGCGGGCGAACCTCCAAAACCTGACACCCACCTTACCTACTGACGGATCCCTTTGGTCGCTAGGCGGTAGGAACATAGACCGCCCAAGCGTTAACGGGCCTAACAGCTCGAAACCATTGCCTGGAACCCGGATGCCAAGCTCTCCAGACCTATGTAGGCGTTTGGTAGAGCTACGCAACTGTTCATCCACAATCCCAAATACCTCATAGGTCCGAGACCATATGGGGGGACATGGATGACCAGTTAGCATCCAAGTTGCTAACTTTCTACGAGTTCGCAACATTCCAGGAAGGCGGTGCCGGTGCGGAAACCCGGCACCACCAAGGATCCTCGGCCAACTCTTCGGAATTCGACAGCGGTCCATTGTTCTAGTTAACCCCCCTTCAGTGGCGTTAACCCAGAACACATGGACTGCCGCTTGGTAAGATCTACGACCTAGCGAGTCGAGTTCCTCCGCGAGAGAGGCCAAGTTGCTTACGGTTGGTTGGACAACGGACTTTAGACCGACATCGTTCACCCGCGCACCGTTCACATATGTGCTTTCACAAAATATGAACCCGCGCGGTGACAAGAAGGTCTTAGCTTTGTTCAGCTCAAAGCCCAGACGAGTCATATGGTCGGTATAACGGGCATACTGTGCAGCGGTCGAGACCATGACGGCATCGTCACCCTTTAAGAGGAAATCTCCTCGAGGGTAGATGCCGGCAAGGACCGACCAATGCACCCACGTGAGTGTAATCCACGTGAGGGGATGACCCATTAACCAGCCACGAGTGGTTCTGAAGGTGCCACTCGATGACAAGACATCGTGAGGGCCGAGATGGTAGGCTATCTCTTCCGGTTCGAGATCTGCAATATTGACCAGATCGTCGAACTGGGGGAGTACCGCCTTCCAAACTCCGTAAGCAACGGCAGTAGGGGGGAGGTCTGTGGCAGTGACAAGATCGACACTGACATAGAACTCACCTCTTCGTGGCGCACGTAACTTCAGGGACTTAGCCAGCTCATCGGCTTCCGCGACCACCACCTCCGGGATGGAAGTGACGAACGGCCAGAAACAAGATCGAATGGCGTGCCCACGCACCACCTCGATCGTGTCCATGGCCGTAACGACACGGACCTTCCATCCCCGTTCCAGAACGGCATTTTGACGCGCCTTTGGAATAGGACCATCAGGATCGATGGCCTCCAAACAGACGCGGTTCCACGCGTTAGCAGCGTAGAACAATTGCCCAGTCTGGGACGCACCCCACTCACCAACGTCATCTGGTAAGGTTTCACGGGCCAAGGCCTTCGCCTGACCACCTTTCGCGCGGGATACATCCCAAGACGCGGCTGGTAGCGGCGAAGGCCTGGATTTCTGAACCTGGACACCTTGTGCCCTTAAGGCTCGGATCTCCGCGGCCAACCTTCCCATTACCTTTGACATCAACTTGTGAGGTAAGATTGGTGGTTCCGAGGTCAAGGTCGCACGGTGCTTCTTCAAGGCGGGATCCGTCTTGATTGGCACCGGCAACGAACGACCTAACCTCGCGAAGAGCGCTAAGTGCAAATCATCCTGAAGGCAATCTTTGACCACACCGGCAAAGGGTAGATCCTTCGCCCGAGAGCGGTTAAAGATTGCTGCACGCGCAGTGTGTGCCCAACTCTTCATCATCCCAGCAAGAGTATGGACACCTGAATAGTAAGCTGTTCGAAGACAGCGACTATACAGACAGGACAGATTGAATGCAGCCGCCCTTTCACGGGGTTTCGACAATCGTAAACCCTTAGAAAGGCGGATGCAAACAATCTGAAGTACGGACCGGATCGCCTGCCATAATTCGCGCAGGCGCACTAGGGATATGTTGCTTCGCTCGCGGAGCAACCGGATCATTGTCCGGGAAGCGAAACACTCGCGACCCGGCCAAGACACGCCCGAATCCCAATTGGTGGGCAACCACCATAATTGGGTTCTTCCATGTCTCG